TCTTCTGCTTTGCAGGGTTCATATCCTTCGCGCAGTTTGGAAGAAATGTTGCTTGGGTCCGCATTGCCGAGGGTACTCAATCGAATCCAACGATGCGTCCAACCATCTCGATGGTCAGGACTTGGCAAAGTCTCTGGTGGTTTCCAAGCTGTTGGGCGTGTGGAAACAGAGCGCGAATCAGCTTCGCGTGGCTTACGTGTTTGTGTAACTTCAGACATTTTGGGTCTCCAATTTTTTCATTTCAAGTGCATAACGTTCCGGTGTCAAACCTAATTTTTTGGCAAGTTCGACTTGTCGTGGGCTCAGCTTTACTTTGTTTGAAGCTGTACTACGCACGGCCGGAGCAACAACGGTACGGGGTTTGGTTCGTACTGGTTCAGCCTTAGAAACGACTTCTTCCTCTTGTGCTTCCTCGAAATTTTCAGGGAAGCGTTTGCGCATTGTCTTGTCCAATGTCGCGTAATACTCGTCAGATCCAACTTCAACGCCATTTCGTTTGAGCTTTTCGTGTAAGCCCAAAGCCGATGCCGTCATCTCTTCATCTTGACCAAACCAGCTGTTGCGCTCTTGCCACGCCATAGCCTTGTTGTCAGGACGAGGAGCAGCTTGAATCTGCTCATGCTGAGTTTGTACCTCAAAATTCTCTTCTTGTAAAGCGGCAGGTCTAAAGTTTTTGGCTTGCATAACACGCAGGTTTGCTTCCTGCATTTTTTGCTGGGCTTCAATCACCTTATCTGTGTCGCCTTCTTCGTATGCTTTTTTGTACTCCTGCTTTGCCATTTCAAGTGACATTTCGGCAGAAGTTTGCATTGAAGCTACGAATTCTTTCTCGCCGCTTGAGTACATCGCTTTGATGCGCTTGTTCTCTTCGGCAATTCGTTTTGCAAAGGCAATTGCCTCTTGCTGGTCACGGAGCGCGCGCTCTTTCTCACGACGTTCATCGTGATAGACCTTCTTCATTTGCTTGAGCTTTTCTTTGACCTTGTCGTCATAGTCCTCGAGTTCGTCAGCGTCTAGCTTTTCGACGATCTCTTTGGGCATCGGCTCTTTGTTGCGATCTTCAATCGGGGTATCGTCCTCGATTTCGATTTCGATTTCATTCTTGTTGTCTTCGCCTTCAAGGCCAAGCTCATCTGGAAATTTGAATCCTGACATAGTTGCTCCTTACGATGCGCGTGTGATGCCGCGAGGATCTTGCACAACTGCTTCAACCGAGTCATCGTTGATGATACGGAATTCGCGGCCATGGATCTTCAGTCGCGTACCTGAGTTTGGTCGAACAATTACAAAGTCACCTTCCTTACAGCGTGGTCCATTTGGAAAACGTGTTGGGTCTTTGTATGCCGTTGGGCCAAGTTTCATCACAAACAAAACGGAAGTCAAAACTTCTTCGTAATGCATCGCTTGGCTGGATTTGATGATGCCGACATCGCTGTCTGCATACTGCTCCATAGCCTCGGGAACCACACACAGAAGCATGTAATCCGATGGATCTGGAACTTGTTTTGCTTTGTCTTCCACATCCTTGTTGAGAATGCCGGATAGGTCAACCGCTTGGAGGTTGAATTGGTTAGTCATTTGAACTTTCCATTTGTTGTTGCAAGTCTAATATGTATCCCTTTGCGACCAGCAGACCCTTAATCTCGCCGCAAGTTCCTTTGTACTCCTCAAAGTTTGAAGCCCGGCCTAAGCTGAGCCCTTCTCGGAGATACGAAGCCTGTTCATCCAGTTGTTTGACTAGAAGTTCTAGAGCTGTCATTCTTCACCTTTTTGTCGGTTTTGACGTACCTGATGTTGCATGGTTGACTGGTGTTTGGCCACATCAACTCCAATGCGTAAACCTTCCAATTGCTGCTCGTGACCGGTGCGCATCTTGTCGGCTTGCACCTTGGCGCCGATCTGCGCGCCAGCAATACGCTCCTGAGCTGCAATACGCTCGCGCTCAATTCCAAGTTGATCAGCTTTTGCCGCTGCATCAATCTTGATCTTCTCTTCTTTGAGTTTGACCTCTTGTGCTTTGAGTTGCAACTCTTGTTGTTGCATCTGAACCAAAGGATCTTGAGCTTGTTGCTGGGATTGTTTCTGAGCTGCTTCAGACTGACTCTTTTGCAACAGCTGCTGTGCTGCTTGAGCCAGCAATGGTGACAAACGTGCCTCGACTTCTGGCGACATGTTTTCTTCTTCGCCGGCATCGTTGTGCTGAGCTGGAAGTTGCATGCCCAATTGCTTTTCAATCTGCTTGCGGTATTCAAATCCAAGGTGCTCATTAACGTGAGCCATGGCAGCAGCAGAAATAGCTTGTGCGTTTGGATTGCCTTGCATCAACTGATTGATATGCGGGTCTTGCATGGCGGCCATGTGCACAGCAATGTGTGATGCATGGTCTTGATACAAGAACGCCTTGACCGGTTTGCCCATTAAGATGTTTTGGTTCTCGCTGACTGGGTCTGTTGGCTTTTGGTCGTCGTCCATTGGGATCAACTTGCTGCCGTTTTTGATACCGAGCACTTCAAGCATTTGACGATGCAACAAAGGCATGTTGTACATCTGCGGTGCTGACTGAGCCAGTTGCAAGACTGCTTGATACTGGACAATCTTCTGCGCCATGGTGGCAGCATTGGGATCACTGACCGGGATGACATCAACATTGTCGTAGTCTGACTTCTTGGCGCGACGACTTCCTTCTGTTGGCTCGTAGTCGTAGTCTTCTGGTGTGTAGTCAGCAATGATGACCTTGAGCAACTTCAGCTCTTGCTTCATCGAGAAGTGGACGCGCGCTTGAACAGCAGACATCACTTTCAATGTGCGCTCAAGGATGGCCAGTGTTGTACCGACTGGGCTGTTTGCCGACATATCGCTGATCTGCATGTCAGCAACGTTGGCAAAGCGGCGGCCGTCTTCAACGATCTGGTTCAATAGAGCCAACAAAGTCTGGCTTGGTTCCTTGTACGGCAATGTCATCAAGTTATCTTTGATGGTGCCGCTTGGAACGTCGACGTCACGGAATTCACCGGGTGCGATTGGAGTGTCATCGCCCTTGACTCGCATGCCGCGCGCTTTAAAGCCGCCGGGCAAGTTGCTCAAAGTACCAGCATCAACCAACTGACGGATAAGTGATGTGCCTGACTTGGCAAATGCGCCTACAAGGTGTACGAGGCCGAAGCAGTAGAAACCGAATCCGGGAATGTAGCCGTAATGGACAAAGTGCTGGCGCTTTTGCTGGGTCTCATCGTCTGGTTCCCAGTTGCGTCGGATAGCCAGAACTTCACCACTTGATTTGTCGAGAGTGACAATGTAAGGGATGGCAATGCCTGTTGGTTCACCGTTTTCGTCTGTGTGTTCATAGCCTTTTAGGTCCAAGTCAACGCAGATTTCAAGAATCTTGTGGCGATCGTCCATGCTGGCACGGAATCCCATCTTCTCGGCAATCTTTTTCTCTACTTCGTCCAGCGTATTCTCTGGTTCGCCCAGATCAATGTCACGCCAGAAGCCTGCCACCTGCAAACGTCGAACATCGTTCTCTGTTTTGCGCATCACATGGGTGATACGTGGAGCAGAAGCCAGATCCGAGGCGCCATAGGGCACAACCAAGTCTTCAGCCGGCACAAAAATGGACACCTGACGGTTCAAGTTGGGGTCAAAGTACACCTTCTTAAAAGCGTTACCTGACAAACCCAAGCCCCAAAGCATGCGCTCATGCTCAGGACGGTACTCATTCATCACATCAGTCAACTGATAGTTCATGTCCTCTTGGACGCGAATGGCAGCTGCTTTTTTCTCTGGTGTTTCTTTGCCAATGATCTGAGTTTTGACTGGGCCGGACGCTGGAAACGTGGCCTGCATGGTCTCAGCTTGGAACTTCACCAAGGCTTCTGACATCAGTGGGTGATATACGCCGCAAGCGCCTTCCCATGGCTCCGATCGCTCTTCGATCTTGAGGCCCAACAGTTCTAGGCCGTCGACATAGGTTTGAATCCAGTCTTTGCGCGATGCAAGGTCTTCTTCAAAGTCGGAAATCAGGTCCGAGGCGATGGTAGCCAGCACGCTTTCTGGCAAATACTCTGCAAGGTTGGCATCAAAGTCTTCATCTGAAGGCTCGGCCGGTTCCAAGTCAATTTCCAAGCCATCCAAACCGATATGAACAGCATCTGGATCTTCGATTTCGATCTCGATTCCGGGCGTTTCATTCATTGCCGCCAGTTCTTCGAGTCCTTTTGGAGCCTCGTACAAACCCTTGTCCATTGCCATATTTGTTCCTATCAATAGTAAGCGCGGGCTTTACGGAAGCCGGCTATATCTTCACGTTCGTCAGATTCTAGTCTTAAAAATCCGCCTTGTCGAAACCTAGTAACTGCCATCACGGCTGTGTCCACCAAGTCATCGTGTGCAGCATTTGGAAACGCCGCCATTTGTTCAATCATCTCTTGTGCCCAACGTGTTTCTGGCGCCCAAACTTTGCCGCCCTGAAAAATAGGAGCAATGATGTTCAGTCGAGCAATCTTGTCATTTGATTGGCCGGCTTTTCCACGCGTCGGCGTGTAGCCTCGAATGAACATTCCACCCTGTTTGTTCAATTCTTGTATCAACGGTGCACCTGAAGCCTTGGCTTCAATGATGCAATCGTCCGGCTGCCATTCTTCATAGTGCGACCGAGCTTTTTCCTTGAGCTCAGGGAACTCCATGCGCTTTTGGAAACAGTCCAGCAGAATAATGTTGGGCAGGGCCGTGTCGTCGTTCAAATAGAACACACCCCAAGTTGAGCAGGCCGAGTAGTCGGACCGGTCGTTCTTTGTAAACGCCGTGTCCCATGCTTGGATGATGAAGTCACAAGGAGGCGGCTCGTCTTTTTTCCAGATCTGCCACCATTCCCGCTTAACAATCGCGCCCTCTTCACCGGTAGGAGCTTGTTGGTACTGGGCATTCCATTTACTTGGTGGCAATTCTTCTCGGAGCGCCTCGAGCAAGTCCAACGACCAGTATTCTGGCCACAGGGAATTACCAGACGGCATGATCGCAGGCAGTTCTACGACATCCCACTCGTCAATCTTGCCCCGTTCGGCCGCATCTTTGAGGGCTCGGCCAATCAAATCCCGTTCAGACCAGCGCGTAGCAATAATGATGATCGCGCCGTTGGGCTGGAGACGCTGACGTGGGCCAGATGTGTACCACTCATAGGATCTGTCGTACACGCTGGGGTCATGGGCAGCCAAAGCAGCCTCACCTTCAGTGTGTGGGTCGTCAATAATCACAATGTCGGCGCCTCGACCGGTCATCGTACCGCCTACACCGATCGCAAAATACTCGCCATCGTGGTTAGTCGACCATCGGCCAGCAGCTTTCGAGTCTTGACGCAGTGAAACGTCAGGAAAAATCTCGGCATATTGCTCAGACATCACCAAGTTACGCACCTTACGGCCAAAACCCACGGCCAGTTCGCCAGTGTTAGACGCCTGCATCACCTTTTTTCCGGGGAATTTGCCCAGAAACCACGAGGGAAACAGGTACGAGCCAAACTCAGACTTGGTATGTCGCGGTGGAAGCGAGATCGCCAGCCGTTTAATCTTGCCGGCAGCCACGTCCTCAAACTTCTTGGCCAGTAAAGCATGGTGGCGCCCATGAATAAACCCCGGCCACATCTTTTTTACGTAGGCCATGAAGCTGTCTTGGCACTTTTCCCGCTCAAGCGCTTTACGGTAAGCCTCGACGTCAGCCAATAACTGCTCCTGCTCACTAGGAGCCAGAGTAGCCATCAGCTTATCCAGCTCAGAGAACTCTTGCGGAGCCGACTTTTTATTTTTTACGGTCACTCTAGGTTCCTAAAGTTTATGTACACCGGCCGTACTGTTCTCCCACAGCCATCTAGCTTCTTAAACACACCCAGATCCACCAGCTTATCCACAAGCCTGATCGTATTTCCCAATCCCATCTTCCCACGCTGGTTCGCAATATCACGAATGCTTGGGCTAAACCCAAATTTCTTCCACCACTCATCCACAATCAAAAATACTTCTCTTTGTGCCGGACTCATATTCATCTCCATACACTGCTGTTCAGTCTTATCCCTTTTCTTGGGAGTCATCTTGTAGTTAATCAACACTTTTTTCATGGCATCGAACCCTTTTAATAGGGTTCCTCCCTCCCATTAGTTCTCATTTTTTTATACTACCCCACCCCATTTAGTTACAAAACATCACCGGGGGGTGTTTCTGTAGAGGGATTAGCTGAGGGTGGCGCTGATTTGTTGGGGGGTAGGGGGTTGAGTTCGGAAGGGGATTGTTTGAGTGGGATAGTATGTATAGGTATAAGGGACTCCAACGGCTCATTCGGGGTGGTGGGGGTCGCGATTGGCGCCCGCAGCTCATCGACAAGGGACTGGGCCTCGATTTCCACGGCGTCCGTCGCATCCTCTTTCATCATCTCGCGGAGCTGGCGCATGACCTTGGCGCGCGCATCGTCACTGCTAGTAATGGTCGTCACTTCTTTACGCTCAGTGAACGCAGCCACTTCAGTCACAGTGCCCAGCACCTTCGCAGCCGCCACGACTTGCGAGTGATTAGCTTCAGGATCAATGATTACTGATACGAGGGATTCGATAACTAAAGCTCTCAAGGCGGCAGGGGTTTGGTATCTCTGACCCTCTAAAGCCAGTGAATAAGCCTCGGTGATCTGTGCGATATCTGGGCGCGTGCGCAGCTTGTAAGCCTCAGCCGCTTGCGTTTTGGGTTTGCCCTTACTGTTGAACGCTTTACGGTAGGCGGCTGCACCCTTCTCACCCTTTGCTAATTCCATGGCGAACACCTTTTGTTTCGGGGTGAGCTTGCTGTTGACGGCTGCACCCATGACGTCGACGAATGGGACTTGTTCTAGCCCTTGCCTGATTTGTTTACGCGATAGCTTTGTTGTATCCATGGACCGGATTCTATAGGAACAAGCTAAAACCCCGCAAGGGGCCCGAAACGATAGTGAGAAGGCAGCAGGGAAAGACTCGAGACGATGAACGAGTGTTCTATCCTCTCCTACGTATAGAGCACACCCAGAACCGTTTCGCTTCGCTCTCACCCGCGACTAACTTTCCCGCGCGATTAACCCAACAAACAACCCAAAGACCAACAAACTAAGGGTTTCCCATAGTGATTATTTGATGCCTTGTAAGTTTCACGTAAGAA